CGGCTTCAAAGTTCTTGATGCGCTTTTCGGCGTTTGAGAGTTCACGCCGCAGGTCTTTTGTTTGCGCCGACAGAACGATGTTCAGTTGTTCAGCGTTGAATGCCATCGACGCGCTCCACAAGTTTTCGGTAGTCTTCGGCGCTCATCGCCTCCGATCCGGCCTTCTTTGGCGAGTGTGCAGCAGACCAGCCTTCAAACACAAGCCAAACATCTTTCGGCAACATATCACGAATTTCTTCGGGTTTTAAGCCTGCGACGATGCCGCTCTTAATTAGCCCTCGGACGTTAAGTCGCTTTGGCTGTGGTCCTCGTTGCTCTTTTTTTTTTGATGCAGTCTCCATAGCATCCGGCATGAAGGCAATCCCAACCACCGCCTGAGCGATGGCATAGAGCCGCATCAGATCGGCAGGCGTGCAGGCATTCACAATGCCATCGGCTTCGTGATCCTTCTTGCCGCCGCCAACCAGACCGAGCGCGAGAATGTCGCGCACCTCGCGGCTGGTCGGTTTCTTGCCGTCACCGAAGAAGCCTTCCCACAACTCGAAGATGCCGCGATGCTTGTCTTCAAAACGCTCAATCTCACGATTTCGGAGCATGAACGTGTAAGAGGTGCCGCCGAGATACTCGACAACACCTCCACGCGGCGCTTCAGCCGTGATCGTCATCAAGCAGCCGTGAACGTGACTGCGCCAGTGCTTTCGAGCGAGATCGAATAGGTGACGCCACCTTCTGTCTCACCGCCGAATTCCAGCGAAGCAATGCGGAATGCGCCAGCGTAGGTGCCGAAGTCAGGAACCACGATCTGGAAATTGCAGGCATTGTCTGCGCCCATCGCTACCGTGTTCATGCGGGCTTCTGCGGTGCTGTCCTCAAAGTATCCGTCGCCAGACACCGAAACATTCTTCAGGCCGTTCAGCGTCTCGGTCCACAGCGCGCCAGCAGGCGTCGTGCAGTCCGGCGTCGTTACGTCGATTGACGAGTTGTTGATGGTCAGCGACTTGGAATTCAGGCCGCAAAGATTTGAGAATGCCTCAGATACTTCGCCGTCCCCGATTTTCACGAGAAGGGCGCGTCCCAGTTGTTTAGCCATGATCGGCCTCCTTGTTCATGCGCTCGCCACGCGCGGGGTTAGGCGGCTTCAAGCATCGCCTGAAGCGAAACGAGTGCCGTGTAACCACGACCTTCGCCATCTCTTGTGACAGAATATGTCTCAAAAATCAATTCGACCAGCGTGTAGCCAGTCACCGTGACGCTGGCCTCCTGCCGATGCAAAGCCCCCTTGATGGCCTCCGCGATGCGTGCTGCTTCCACTCGACCGGATGCCGAGCGGCTGTAAGCCTCAATGGTGAATGACACCAGAGCGCCTTCAGCCGTGTCGGTGTCAAACGCCAGAGGCTCGATGCCCCCGAAGCGAGCATAGGGGAATGTGACGTTCTGCGGCGGCTCATCGTAAAGCCGCGTGCTGATCAAAGACGTGACGCCAGCATCAGCCACCAGTGCCGCCCTGACGCCCTTTTGCAGCGCAAGAAGAAACCCGTCAGCCATTGAGTGCCTCCTTGATCGCCTTCTTGATCTGGCGGCTCACCGCGCGCTTGTGGCGGTCGCCAATGAGCATCATCGTATGCTTGCGCGTATCGGCTGGGCTACCAGTGCCAGCACCAGCCCGCGTCCAGCCATAGTTAATAGCATTAGCGGCAAGCCCTTCATCGGCGGTGCCATCATAGAAGTTGATGAAGCCAGTGATCCGATCAGGCTTTTGCAGCGTATTGCCGTTGATGCCTCTCTTGAAATCGCCTTCATCAACAGGCGCAACGGCCTTTGCCTTGGTGACGCCAAGTTTCACCGTGCGGTCAATAGACTTCACCAGCGCCACTTGCGTCGTTTCAGGCAGGTTGTCCAACTGACGAAGCAGCCGCTTCACGCCTTCGATCTTCATGACGCTACCCCGCGTTCAAGCAGGAATTCCAGAACCGTATCCTTGGCGTCGATCTGGATCACATCCTTGATCGCCCAAGTGTAGCCACGGATGACAACGCGGTCAGCAGCGGTGATTGCCTGCGTCGTGCTGTCAGAGCGCACCCGCAGCGTAGCGCTGCCTACGTCAGCAAGAGCGCCACCGGAAATGCGCTCCTTGCCAGTG